CCGCCATATGGGTATGATCAACAATAGGAGGGAGTATGTGAACGATAGGATCAAGGGTAAGACACCCTCTTTTGGATATATTGCAACCACTGCTGAGCGAGCGAAGGAGGCCAAGGCCAAGGCCAAGGCCAAGACCCCCACACCCAAGGCTAAGAAGAATGAGTACTTGAGGTCTTTCGTTGACGTAAACGGTAAGAAGCGTGAGTATGTGAGAAAGGGTATGTATGAGAAGGCTCTGGCTAAGAATAAGGCTGAGAGGAGTCTCCGTGCCAAGATCCGGGAAGCGTGGGGCGGCAAGGCCAAGACCCCCACACCCAAGGCCAAGACCCCCACACCCAAGGCCAAGTGGTCTAACGCAAATAATAAACAATTCATGGAATTGTTGGCACGGGAAAAGAACGCCCAGAGAAAACTTGCGAATAAGATGAACAAGGCAAGGCCTCTCAAGAATGGACCATCTAACCCGGCGGTTGCGTACGCTCACAAAACTCCCAAGCCTTCCACAGCTAAGAAGGTGGTTAAAAATTACATGAATAGGTTCGTAAATAAACTCGATAAAGATGAACGCAATATGCTCAAAAAGAAGGTCTGTGATTAAAGTGTCTGAGTATTATAAATGTTACTCGTCGTTGTACTCATCATTCTAAATGTCTACATTCTCCTAGAGATGGGTAAACCAGTGGCCACTTCGAATGTAAAAGAAAAATGGATTGTTTATGGGACCATGGATTGTGGATGGACTCGTAAACAGTTAGAATATATGCGAAAATCTCGTAAGAATTTCGAGTTTATTGACTGTACTAAGAATGATTGTACTGGTATAAATGGATTCCCAACTATACTTCACCCTGACGGTAGAAAGACTGCGGGGTACACAGAAATTTAGCGATCAAGGCCAGCAATTACCCTGATGGAAATGGAAAGAATGAAAGCATCTAACAAGCTGTTGATAGGCTTGAGGACGGAGATGTGCTTCACAAGGGAGGTGTTCCACACGAGGCGGAGAATGAAGGTGCTGATGAGGATAGACAGCACGAAGACGAGAAGCTGTTTCACGACATCATCCTTGTTTTCAGATTTGATAAGATTGGCGAACATTTATTACATACTGATATTTTTTTCTAGGTAGACTGTAGATGTCTAAGGCTAAAGAAAAGTTGCCTAAAAAAAAAGAACTTCCGTTAAGTGGATCTGAGAATAAATTTACAAATCGTCGATGGGCTTCAAATAAAGGTATACCCAATAACAATTGTTACGCATATGCGGTGGGTGATTACGAAGCTTATCGATGGCAAAAATCCATACCAGGTGATCGGTCTGGGTTATCAAATTCTAAACATACATACACATCCTGCACTGGTCTTCCCAAGCGCGTTATTTCAGATAACCCAAAAAATGTTTACAAAATTGATGGGGATAAAAAATGTAAAAAAGGATACTTCAAAATTATGATGTTTGTTTCGTCTGGGAGACCGGGTAGTTATATACGACAAGGTGATTTCCATTTTTACAAGCAGCATGGAGTCATTGAATATAAAATTAAACCAGGTGATACAGTCAAGTCTATCGCCAGCTTTTTCAAGATTCCTGAATATAGGGTAAAAAAAGGTGGTCGTTTTGAAGTTGGGAAGAGGATAACTTTTAATGCTAATGTATTTAGTCATAAACGTGGCTGGGCTACTGGACCTCTTCTTGGGGATGCTAATGGTAAGGCTATAAAGGATCCTCGTACTGCTTCAAGGAAGTATAAAGAGCTAAATTATGATAAGTATTGTAGTTCATTCTGCGTCAAGGATAGCGGAATCAAAGTCGGCAAGGGTTACCCCAAGATCTGATAAAATACTGTTTAGATCAATTGTATTTTCAGCTTCAAACGATATATCAAATAAATCAAGAACATCTAATATAGATTCTTCATTCAATGAAACTACATTAGACATTTGTGTATAATTATTATGAATCGTAACCGCTACTTTAAACTGAGAAACGTCAAAAACCCGTCTACAGGTTGGGCATGTGTTCTTACCTTGGGATTTCCACTTCTCTAGACAGTGGGTGTGAAATATATGTCCACAACGAATCGGGGGGTTGGTCCTTGTCGACCTGACTTCGTTTAGACATATAGAACACGTGGACATTCTAGAGTATGGTTTTAAAGTTTTTTTCGTGATTTAGCTCAGTATATATCAGATGCATTCACTAAGGGAATGTCACATGAGTTACACTTGTTGGTACCTTGTTCGTCTTGAATTTGTGACATGAGTTCGGGTCCCTGCTTCTGGAGAAGTTGTCTATACGAATAATTATCTTCGAAAGTGATACCATTTTTCTTCATTACATAGTTGTTCAATAATTGGGCTGATGTATTAACAGTGAAACAGCGTCCATCGGCCATACCAAGTCGTTGCGACATTTTAATACTATAAAGTTAGAAATTAATTTGTCTATTTGTAATCGTCTTTACCCAAGAACTAAATCCATTATTTTTTAAATGTCGAACGAATGGGTCACATCTGTATCCAAGAAATATATCGAACACATCTGTGTCTTCTGTACGGGAAACCCGAATATCAGGATTCTCATTGATGTGTTGGTTAATAATATTATAAGCGAAAGCAATCTCCTTGAGTGTTTCTGCACCAGTGATGATAATTTTACCGGTACTGAAAATACTACATGTAATTTCCTTCATTTCATGGGATGGTTTGAACTTAATTTTGACCGCTGAATACCTATCTGGTTCGAAAGAAACTTTGAATATATCACTGTAGGATTCAAACCAGTCAGAAACTTTCATCAAATTTACATTGTAATTGAGACTGAAATTTGAATTAATCATTACAACCCTGAAAGAGTCTGTAGGTAATTTGATTTCCATATCAAGAAATTCCTTGAAAATATGGACAAGTTGAGTAATGATGCGCTTACAGTCAAATAAGTCACAACATCCTGCGACTTGAATACTTCCATTGGGAAAAACTTTGACTGATTTGGTACTATACGAATCATGATAGGTTAATGTAACTTGATTGTAAAATGTTGTTGGTTTAAGTTTCCATATAAAACCTTCCGTTGTAGTACCATTTCGTTTCATCTTATAGGTTCCAATGTCCTCAAATATTTTACGAAGACGTTTAATATCTATAGTCTGTGTAAAATTTGATATCATCGTAATTGTAGTAATTTTGATCCATGACGGTCGCAACTCTTCTGGTAAAGCATTTCTAAACTCATCTATTGTGAGGAGATAAGAGAAGGAATTATTTGCTGTAATTGAATACATTGATACATAAATATAATACGATCGATGTACAACTTAGGTGTTTAAAGAATATATTCTTTATGTCAATATATGACTTCGTTCTTTAAATATGCAAAAGTTGTAAATGACGTTGAATCTGATCTCACTTACGTGGAAATTGTATATGAGTCGTATGTTCGTGGGAAAGGTTACCGAACGTTTACTGATTATATGAACACTGAACCACTCGCAGATTGGGAGGTATTCGAGTCAAAAAGGAACAATATTCCCTATATCAAATTCTTGGACATCATGGTTGACAAAACCATTGAAGTAAGACAGCGTATGGCTGAGATTATACTTGATACTGTACTATACGAGAAACATGATATCAATACGTATGTTCGTATCGCACATGCGACTAAAATTTTAGATCCCAGCTTCCAGCCACCCATTATTAATATGAAAAGTGCTTGGCAGAGAGAGTTTATCATTAAATTTTGTAAAAAACATATTCCCCATTCTATTGAAGAATGTGTGAAGTTAGACCGCTTAGAGTATTTCTTCAACGTCTTACGTATGATAGAACAAGGGTTATAAACATAGCAATTAAGAATATACCGAAATATGGTACATTTCCATGTGCGGCAACACCAATCTTAACATTACTAGACGTATCACACGCAACTCCAGTATCTATATTTCTTCGTGGGTGAATAGTACCAAATACATTGGTCGGTTTAACTTGCGTCTCACATGAGGCAAAGCTACAATACACACTTTCACCGGTTTCGAATGTATTTTCACTTATAGACGTATTTGAAAAATTGTCAAATCCCCCACTCTGTCGCACACTTCCTGGAAGAGAGAAGTCATGTTCGACAAATGGGTTGACATCATTTATAGCATCTTCATCATTGAGCATATACTTACTCATTGCTGTTACTACTACTTCAGATTATATTTTTTATCATGCATTTTGAATCGATGTACTTCCCACATTTCATCTAGATCTACATTTAACATGTGTGCGATTTGAAACAGATAACTAAACACGTCACCCATTTCCATCATCACATCTGTACCCCGATCTTTCTTCAAATTCGTTTTCTTATACATTTTCTTATACTGTCGAATGGCTGACGCGAGCTCACCAACTTCTTCGGATAGGAGTAGCCATACAGTATCTATGGGTGCTCTATCCCAACCTTTGGATCGACAAACCTTCTCAGTCTCCGTTTTGTAATAATTAAGACTCATACTTAATCTGTATATCATCTGTAACTTTAATATAGTTACTTTAGAATCCAATTTTGTTATTGTATGGTATCTTTTTACCAACTGTACTCGTGTTTAGTGGTTGGTCAAGTGGGGCGCTTATAGTGTCAATTTCACTTACATATGATATGTATTGAGACACACCAGTTTGAATTTGTGATAGGGCGGTATCTATCACACGAGCATTCATGAACTTTACCTGTTTATTCACTTCCTTATGGTGATCACCGGAATTGTTGATGAATACGACTCGCATGATACCGTATAGGTCATCTCGATTTTGGTAATCAATGGATATCCCAGTGCGATCCTTGAAGGCCTGACGAATTCCACGCTGAAGAATATTTTGGTTAAATTCAGAAAAGTAGAGCGCATTCAATGGCGTCTCACATTGCATCATAGAATTCAGGTGAAGATCACTCATTTAATATACACCTCGAAAAAAATTGTGTGACAATAGTAAATGATGAACTATTCGGATTTTGATACAGCTTATGCCAATGGCCCAAACTCCGTCGGTACAATCCCATGTAATGCCCCAACGTGCTTTATTGGTTCTTACCCCCCAGTAGCTAAGGCTGGTGAAGATGGTCCATTCTTTGTGAACACCTACCTCCTTCAACCCGATCGTCGAATGGAAACACTTGGGACTGCGACTGTTAGAAGTGCTGACTTAAAAAAATAATAGTAAATAGGTTAAAAATAAAAGTGGAACTGTAATTATATGAGGGTCATTAAACGCTCAGGTCGTATTGAGGATATGAAATTTGACAATGTCACCAATAGGATCAAGAATTTAACGTATGGACTTTCAGAGAACTGCGACTCTACAAAGGTTGCTCAACAAGTATTTACATCTATGTATGACCAAATTACAGCCCAAGAAATTGATACTCTCTCCGCGGAGATTTGTATCGGAATGATCACATCTGATCCAGACTATGAAATTCTCGCCACTCGTATTATTGCGAGTAACATTCAAAAGGTCTGCCCTAATAACTTTCATCTCGCTATGCGAAAACTTCAGAGGGTTGGAGTAGTCACAGACGAGGTTGTTGAAGTCGCTCAACAATTGAAGGAGCATATCAAGACGGATCGAGATTTCGAATTTGGGTATTTCGGCCTAAAAACACTCGAAAAGAGTTATCTTCAACGAGTCGACGGTAAACTAGTCGAGACACCCCAATATATGTTCATGCGTGTAGCAATCGGTATTCATGGGAGAGATATTTCCGCTGTACTGGAAACATATGACAAGATGTCACAAGGTTACTTCATTCATGCTACACCCACTCTTTTCAATGCTGGTACACCTCGCCCACAAATGTCTTCATGTTTCCTCATCGCGGGAAAGGATGATTCCATTGATGGTATTTATGGAACATTGACTGAATGCGCCCAAATTAGTAAATGGGCTGGTGGTATCGGTATGCATATTCACAATATTCGCGGTAACAAGTCCAAGATTAGAGGTACAAATGGACATTCCGATGGTATCATCCCAATGCTTCGTGTTTTCAATGCGACTGCCAGGTACGTCAATCAGGCTGGTCGTCGTAAAGGTTCTATCGCTGTTTACATAGAACCATGGCATGCCGACATCATGGATTTTCTTGAACTTCGCCTGAATCAAGGTGACGAAGAAGCTCGGTGCCGTGATCTTTTCTCTGCCATGTGGATTCCTGATCTCTTCATGAAAAGAGTCGAAGAAGGTGGTAACTGGTCTCTCTTTTGTCCAGACACAGCGAAGGGTCTTTCCGATGTATATGGTAAAGAATTTGATGAATTGTACACCAAATATGAGGAAGAAGGTCTCGCCCATACAACCATTCCTGCTGCTGATGTATGGAAGGCAATTCTCAGATCTCAGACGGAGACTGGAACACCTTACATGCTTTACAAAGATGCGTGCAACTCGAAGAGTAACCAAAAGAATCTTGGTGTCATCAAGAGTTCTAACCTGTGTACCGAGATTATAGAGTACACTAACAAGGATGAGACTGCTGTATGTAACTTAGCCTCTATCGCCCTTCCCAAATATGTGAACAAAGAGACTAAGACTTTTGATTATGAGAAGCTTCATGAAGTGACAAAGACTGTAACCAAGAACCTGAACCGTGTCATTGATCGCAATTTTTATCCAGTTGAGACCGCCAGGCGATCAAATATGAAACATCGCCCAATTGGCCTCGGTGTTCAGGGTCTCGCGGATGTATTTATCCTTTGCGGTCTCTCGTTCGACTGTGAAGAGTCCCGACTCATGAACGCGCATATATTTGAGACTATGTATCACGCATCCCTAGAGGCATCATCTGAATTGGCCGAAGTAGATGGTTCATATGAAAGTTTTGAAGGATCACCCGCGTCACAAGGTATCCTCCAACCGGATATGTGGGAGGGTGAGACCAAGTTTAGTGGTCGCTACGACTGGGACGCGATGCGCGAACGTGTAAAGACGAAGGGGCTTAGGAACAGTCTTTTGATGGCACCTATGCCTACCGCATCCACTGCTCAGATTTTGGGTAACAATGAATGCTTTGAACCATATACTACTAATATTTACCTACGAAGAACCATCGCTGGTGAATTTGTTGTGGTGAACAACCATCTCGTCAATGACCTAAAAAAACGGGGACTTTGGTCAAAAGAAATGAAAGATCTGATGGTGAAGGCTGGTGGGTCAATTCAAAATATTGTCGATATTCCAGATGATATTAAATCCTTATACAAAACTGTATGGGAAATTAGTCAAAAGTGTATTATTGATATGGCAGCGGATCGTGGTCATTTCATTGATCAGTCACAATCCATGAATCTATTCATGGAAAGTCCGACCATGTCAAAACTGTCATCGATGCATATGTACGCGTGGAAATCTGGACTCAAAACTGGCATGTATTATCTTCGATCTAAAGCAAAGGCTCGACCAATCCAGTTCAGCTTAGAACCAGACTGTGTGGCGTGTTCGGCTTAAAGTTTACACAGCTATTAAACTCAGAAAGTCATGGATAAGAACATTGAAAATATTCAATTAAATGAGTATAATAACAGAAAAATTGTCGTTAGTACAAAACAGGGAACCCCATTTCGTATGCAGTTCCCTAGGATGTATATGCCCTTCGGTGTTTCAGGTTTTACACCCGAAGTTGGACAAACTAAATATAATATTGACTTCGCTATCAAGGGATATGAGGAAGATGATAGTTATATGAAAAAATATTACGATTCTATTCGTAAAATTGAAGATATGGTAATCGACTCGGTAACTGAACAGAGTGAACGTATTTTCGGTAAAAAAATGACACGAGCTGAACTGGTGCCAATGTTCAATTCTAATATCAAAATCTCTAATGATCGAGAGCCCAAATTTAGGGTTAAGGTGGACACTGATATGGAGGATAATATCAAAGCACCAATTTACAATTCTGATAAAATCGTTATCAAAGATGAAGTTTCAAACGGTCTCTATGCAAGGAATTCTGGACATGCTATTGTTGAACTCAATAGCGTATATTTCTTGAACAGGATGTTTGGTTGTACTTGGAAATTATATCAACTCGTCGTATACGAGCCCCAAAATCTTAAAGGATTTCAGTTTGTTGTTTAAGGTATCTATTGAAGCATAGGGAGACGCTGACCCCGCGCATTCATTCTGAAGTTCGCACCACGTGGACCTACCATAACTGGGGCACCAGCCTGTACACCTACAGCCATGGCACCCATCCTTTTCGCGGCGTTCGCTTGTGCTGAGTTCAACTTGGCTGTACCAAATTTAATCGCATTTTGGGTCATTTGTTGACCTTTAGCCTTCGCAGCCGCCTTCATCTCACCAACCGCGTTCTTGGCCATATTTTTCGCAACACTTTTTGCTTCTTTTGCAGCGGCCTTCGCGGCCATTTTTGCCATAGCAGCAAAACCCATAGTAATATATTAATTACTTACATTTTTTTTACCAATTTGTGAAACCACATTTGTTCCCATCTGATTTAAAAATGCGGGTGTGGGTTTATAATTTCTACCACTGGATGTGTTTACATATGTACCACCATTGGCACCCTGCATAATTCGACGTCCCTGGGTATCAAGGTAATTTGTGGCAATATTCGCATTGAATTGGAGACCTCTCGACACAGCGACTTGTTTAGCTTTCTCTAGAGCTTGCATTTGAGCTTGTTGCACCATAGCGAGCGCTTGTTCGTGAGCTTTTTGAGCCATGGCATAACCTTGAGATTGTGCTTGCTCTGCTAATGATTTACCACGAGCTCTAGCTGCCGCAGAATCACCATTCCCGGTATTTTTGTTTTTGGTGGCGTTGTTAGTGTTATTGCCACGAGCCTGATTATTGTTGTTACCTCGAGCCTGATTATTGTTGTTACCTCGAGCCTGGTTGTTGTTACCTCGAGCCTGGTTGTTGTTACCTCGAACCTGGTTGTTGTTACTCACTGCGATATTAGGATTACGCGCGGTATTGTTTGGCACCTGGTTCTGGTTGGTCGAAGCCATTATTACTTTTTAACAATATTTTTATTCATCATCAAAATACGGTAGATAGTCTGAGCCTCCTTAAGTAATTTACCTTGAATTCTGGTAAATTCCTTTTGGTCTAAACCTAGCTTGATTTTTGCGATTTTTACTGAATCTTCCCAACGTTTGAGAGACATTATTACTATATATATACAAAATTTTACTGCATCTTATCTATTTTTTTCTCATATTCCTTTGTACCTGCTTTGGGTTGCAATTTGAATCCAGTTTTCTTGGGTTTGAAAACCTTCACCATCGCCTTCTTCCCTTCCTTCTTCATACGGGAAAGGGCAGCTTTACTGGCCGCCTTGGATACAATACGACCATCTTTCATGAGTAGGTCTTTCTTTGCGAGACCACCGGGAGTTTTATCAGCGTTACCATGGAATACTTCAGCGCGAGAACCGACTGTCATTTATATTAAGCACGGAAAATTTTTTTGATGTCCAATATTGAAATTTTAGGCGATACCCTGTTCACAGGAATTTGAGTTTTCACCCTTTCATCATTCAGAACTTCTGAACAGACAATAGACTTATGTCCTTGGAGTGCCATCATTTCTTCTTCAACACTCACGAAACGCGCACACTCTTTGTAAATCAATTTTTTCACATAGACAGCCTGTGTTTGACCTGTACGATGACTACGAGCAATCGCCTGAAGTTCAGTCGCTGGATTCCACGCAGGTGCCATAATATAAACTCGCGTGGCTTCCTGTAAATTTAGACCTTGTCCACCACTTTTGATCTGAATAATAAAGACGGCACCAGAGGATTCCTTTTTGAACCGATTGATCTGTTTAACCCTTTCCTCCTTTGGTACGGATCCATCTATTCTATAGACCGGACAATCTAACTGTGATTGAATGTAATTCATTTCCCCCTTAAACTGACAAAACACCAGACTCTTTTCAGTTGGATGTTCCCCAATCATTCTGAAAAGAGTTTCCATCTTGTTCGAACGACCTTCCCATTTACTTGGTGTAGTTTCATTTTTAGATGCGATACCATTCAAATACATTTGTGGCCAAATCATACATTGACGCGCGCGAAGAAGGCACTCCAAAATAATCATATTTTTAGAATTGAGACTTTGAACTTCTCTAAACGCATCTCTAATTGTGTCTTGTGCTTCCATAAATACACATTCATAAAGTGCCTTTTCATCAGGTAACATATCAAGTTCCACATTTTCAAAATGACACGGTGGAAGTCGTAAGCGTTCACTAATTTTTGCCAGATCTTCTTTAGTTCTGCGAAGAATGTAAATGTCTTTAATCTCCTTGGTTCGTCCTTGAACAAAGTTTTTGGAAATCCCCAAAAAAACACAGAGAGATACAAAATCCTCCATCGAATTAAATACAGGTGTACCTGTCACCAACCATCGAATTTCCGATTCGAGACGACAGACACATTTGAATAATTTTGATGTTTTATTTCTGATTTCATGTGCTTCGTCTAAAATGATACGATTCCATTTAACCGTGTGAAGTGCAGTTTTAGATTCGACTGTACCACCTTTCACTGTAAGTAAAGTATAGGGTGCGATCGTTATATCAGCGGTACGATCAATTTTTCTACCCGGTCCATCGAAAATGCTGATAGTTAAACTTGGTGCAAAACGATTAATCTCTTCTGCCCATTGTGTGATAATTGATTTGGGTACGATGATGAGTGTACGAGCCTTTGGATTTCCGAGTATAGTAGAAATCAGCTGAACAGTCTTACCCAGACCCATTTCGTCACATAGAAACCCACCTTTTGGTCCAGTTTCTTGATTTTCCATCCCGATCATCCATTTCACACCATCACTTTGATAAGGTATGAATAGACGTCCATTTAGTCCTTCAATCTTCATAGAAATAGTCTTCCTCTGGATTTGCTTCAATTTCACAAATAAGAGGTTCAACTTCCTTTTTCTTACGAGTTTTCTTCAACTTAGGTACAGGGAGTTCATCTAGGTGTTCCCTAAAATAGAGAACTTTGTCCCAAAATTCTTTCATAATTGGTAGATTAGTTTTCCACCATTCACGGTCACGTGGTACATTAACAACGTCAAACTCTTCAGGTTTCGGCCAATTTGTTTCGGCTGGTTTATATTGAATGAAATCAGCTGATTCAAGGTCTAAAATTTCCATACATAACTGAAGCTGTGGCATGTAATGGATAGGCACCTCACCAGGTACAATCTGTCGCATCGGTGGACATTTAATCTCAACCAGTTTACCAGATTCGGATACACCATCGGGGCTTCCACCAAGCCATGAGTGTACCGGGTGAGGACATAGACCAAGTTCGTGTACGACCTCCCCGTGTCGCTCTTCATATAAAATTCGTGCTTCATCTTCATATTTCTCACCGTGCCGTGTAGCCGCGTTCCCAGTAAACTTTTCACCTAGACCGCATTTTTTTAACAAAAGACCATCAGGTGTTTCATATTTATTCACACCAATAGCTGTAGCTGCGTCACTCGCAGTCAACATTTTACCACGAAGGGCTAACCATTCATCGGATTTCTGTGCAGCATATTCCCTTTCTAAAGCAGCTTTGACATTCGGGTGCATATTAAACTATTGTAAATTATAACTTTTAAGCTGGTCGAAGAATAACTTAGCTGCGTTTTGTTCAGCTTGTTTCTTACTTTTTGCCGTTCCTCTGCTCATGAACTGCCCGTTAACGAATATATCGATATAAAATATTCCCTCGTGGTGAGCAGAAACCCTATATTCGGGGAGTTGTAGATTATTCAATTGACAGTAACGCATGAGATGGTCCTTAAAATTATCATCAATCATAATGAGATTCATATCAATATATTTAGGGTCGTTGTAAATTCTCAAAACAAATTCTTTAGCATGGAGAAGTCCCAAATCCATATAAATCGCGCCAATAAGTGCCTCAAAAACGTCTTCTAAAATTTTTGGGTTATTATTCCAACCATTACGCATACCCTTCTCATCCATTATAACAATGTGTTCAAGACCGAGTATTTTGGCTATACGGGCTAATGTTTCTCCACGAACTAACTTCGTACGGGCTTTGGTAAGGAACCCTTCTTGCCTACTTTCATATTGGTCAAATAAAAATTTAGTAATAACGAAACCTAATACGGAGTCACCAATAAATTCAAGTGTTTCGAATGATTCATTCAATTTTTCATATTCTTTTAATGCAGATTTATGTGTAAATGCCTTTTGGTACAAATCAAGGTTTTTGATCTTTGTACCAACAAGATGTTCAATTTGAGGTTTGGTGACGAATGTCACCATATTATTAGTAGTATGTTTTATTTGTTTAAGCCTTTACAACTTCCTTCTTGATGTAATGAGGAGAGAGATACTTCTGAAGGTTGAGATAGGTCACGATGACATCAGCTGGAGGAGCGAGGAGATCACGGAGCTTATCGTCAAGGACAATTTGACGACCGTTTTCGGGATGCTTGAGACCCTGCTCAATAATGTATTTGTTCACGACCTTAGTGACTTCGGAGCGCGAAATCAATTCACCTTCGGGAAGCACCAGGAACTCACGCAACTTAGGCGTGATTTCTTGCTTGCGGTTGAAACCATTGTTCGCGGCACGAGCCTTGGCCTTCTCACCATCGGGATCCTCCTGGATACTCTTCACCTTGCGAACAAGCTTGACAAGAGATTTAACATCAGAGCGGAGAGCAGTAATTTCGGTTTGAATGGTTTCAAGAGACATTATATCTTATTTAGATCTCATATCTTTAAGTTACAATAACAGTAGGAAAATAGAACCTAAAATTATCGTCAAAAAAATTAATACTTTCATATGAATATCTAGATTCCTGATCCTAAATTTGGGTTTTACAGGTTTTGGGGCTTTGGGGCGTTTGATGATATGAAAAGGTTGCTTGGGTATCTTACCTGGGCATCCACCAGCACAACAATCCTTTGGGCATGGTATGACATGTGGACCTCGACGCACTCCACAAAATTGTTCTTTTTTTGGATTTAATACGTCATCATATGCGTAACATCTACATTCGTCGATAACATTACAGACCATATTAATATATCACGATATATTAATGGACGAAAAAAGTTATTCAAAAAATGCCATTGACGGGTTTATGAAGGAAAATTTATTTTTTAAAGATGCAAAATTGAAAAAATATTTCGACAGGAATGAACAAAGAGATTTGGGAAAATTTAGACAGCGTTTACATGATAAATTTCCTGATAAGAATCTGGAAAAAATGGTATATGTAATGGTCACCGATTCTATTCGTGATATAATACTCGATACTATTGGGGAACTCACCCAAAAATTGAAATCATCTGGTGACCTGATCGTCAGTGGTGGTGAAGCATTCAACTTGTATATGGATTTCAATGACCGTATCGTAACTACAGATATAGACGCGAAATTTGTTCCATATATGAAAACAAATGATAAATATTTTGGTAAACTTCAAGCACTCAAATTATTACTATGGGATATGCTCGGGAAATATGCGAAAAATCTGAATGTGCGAATCAAGAAACGGGTTATGTCATTCCGAGACAAGCACAGTAAACTATTCAAGTTTGTAGGTATTGGTTTTAGTAATTCTGGACCATACGTAACCAGGCGGTACACACTCATAAAAAAGAAGAAAAGTGGTATAACGAACAAGCCAAGTAAAGATGATGTATTCATTGATGTAGAATTGTTCACACTTGATCTCAATATACGGTTCTTTTCACCTACCACTGGACGAATTAAATTAGAAACACTTGGTGGTATACTAGATATTCCATTTATGCGACCAGATGAATTTGGATATGAAGTGGGACAAACTAAACATAGAGGAATTGTATATCGAAATCCGGTTACAGGAAAGATGATAAATAATCAAAAATTATTGATAGCTAGTAAAGAGTTTCTAGCTGAAGATATATATCTAATGCAGAAACTGAGACTTAGACCAAATAAACAGGTGCGTGATAGACTTCGTCTTATAAAACTTGGTAAAATTTTTGATAAGAGAGTCAATTCCTCGGATTCAATGGAAACTGTATATAAGAAAATTCATTCTAAATTAAACCCACGTAAACGCAAGTATATATCGAGACATAGAGATGTAAATATTAAAAAGGCGAAAAAGGTCGATCCACGTAAATATAAAAAGTTTACAACCGAGCCATCGAAAGAACGTTTATCTAAACAAATCGTACACGGTTTGAAACCAGTGTCGAACAAAAATAAGATTGAAGGATACAATAAAACTCATGGTAATAAACGGTTTAATTTAAACACTTTGAAATGGAAAAATGTTAAAAATAGCGCATACGTTAAAAATGAATTCCCGTTAAGAACTACACAGGCGAAGACACTCCCCAAAAACCTAAATGTCACGAAGACATTGTACGGTCATAAACCAAATAGGAATAAATGGGTACCAAAGAAGGTTTTAAATGACGCTTCCGCCATACCTTTTATTGGTTTAAAGAAGTAACACATAGATAAATCATAATGTTTTATAACACTCCATCTAAAGGTGATGACGGTCTTTATTTCGTTCAGGCTTCTACCGATGATAAACGAAAATGTCTCGTTCAATTGAATAACGTGACTGTATCAGAAGTATCAGGCGACATGGTTTTTGATGTTAACTCGGATGCTAGCACCAAAAAAATCAATGACGTCGAAGCGAACAACCTTCGTGCGGCACATGAGAATTGTGTAGAGTGGTTCGGTAAACAACTTTCAGAAAAGGTCGTAAGTGGTGCTTATCGCAGTGTCTTAAATGATGATCAAATTACCGCAGATGTTATCACTGATCACCCTGTACGCGTTTTCGACACTAATCAAGAGTCGGTCGATTTCGAGTCCATCCAGGCAGGGAAGAAATGTGACATCATCCTCGAATTCGCTGGCCTTTGGTTTGCTAAGAAGGCATTCGGTGGACACTGGAATGTTGTTCAGGTCCGACTTCATGATGAAATTGTCAAAGAAGATTCAATGATTGATCAATACCCAGAAGAATATGCATTCGTTGATGAACCAGAACTGGAACCGGAACCAGAACCAGAACCAGAACCAGAACCAGAACCAGAATCTCCAATTGAACCAGTCGAAACCCAGAAGATGATCAAGGAACGAATTGACATTCTCACTAAATAAAAAAATTTGTTAGTTATATATAAACTATGATGAAGGGTCGCACTCAGCAAATCCTGATGTTCGCCGCCATCGCTGTTGTGGTCTATCTCCTGTTTGTCGTAAACAAATCGTCTAATTATTCCATCACTGAGAAGCAGTATGGTTCGTTCAGTCCTACCTCCTCCATCGGTCCCGCGACCGCTACTTCTGGTATGGCTAAGGGTACCGGTCTCTCTTCTTCCCTCCTCCCCCGCGAAATGGCTTCCAAGGAAGATTTCGGTCAGTTTGCCCCAGAAGATGTACTCAAGGGCCAAAACTTCCTTGAGCCCCGTGCCCAAGTTGGTTACCCCGAAACCATTGGTGGTGCTCTCCGTAACGCCAACCAGCAAATCCGCAAGGACCCCCCTAACCCTAAAGCACCTTTCGTGTGGAATAATTCTACTATCACTCCCGATAACATGCAGCGTGGGTTGTGCGCTTAAAGAATAAAAAACTATAATCATTAATGGCTTCGGTAACGAACGAACTTAGTGAAACTGTATCGAAACTTGTGGATCTCACTAAACAACTTGCTGAAGCGAAATCTGATATCAAAATCCTTAACCAAGAAGAGAAGCGTCTAAAGGAAAACGTTAAGAAACATATGGTTTCTCAGGGTATTGATACAATTAACCTCAGAAAAGGAAAAATCAGTTTACGTAAAAGTGTACGTAAGTCGGGGATGAGTAAGGATGCAATTAAGGAAGGTCTCGGTAAATTTTTCGGTGGTGACGAAGCTAAAGTTGAGGGGGCTTTAAATGCTATTCAAGATAATCTTACGATCAAAGAATCAACTTCTCTCTCATTAACTGGTATAAAAGAAAAAGCCGAGAAAGAAGATAAGTAACTAACCATGGTTTGGAGCCAATACGTAGACGAAGCAAACATCGGATTCGACGCATGCATTAGCGACGATGACGAACATAATAATGAACACACTCCTCTGAATATCGAAGACTGGGAAGTCGAATACTCAGATGAATTACATATGATGTGGAACAAGATTGATACTCTCTTGTACGACGCCCATATCACACACTCAGGAAAGTTTTGCGACTTTGTTGAATTCTGTTTCATGGAACATGACCCTCTCCAGGAAAGAGTTACTTGGGAATATCAAGAACAGACTAAATGGTATGAGGAACGTCTGGCTCATATTTGGAAACATGTCAGGCGTACCGTAAATGATAACAGTCTTCATGAAGAAATGATGAGGGATGCAACTTTTAACGATTTTCTAGATTTTACTAAAAATTATATGAGTGTATATTAAATGCTCCCCGATATTACGACCCAGAAAGTTGCTATACCAGCGGCTCTTTTTCTCGCGCTGAGCCCCGGTATGGTTCTTACTACCGATGGCTCGAAAGTAAAATTCATGAACCGACAAACCGATCAAATGTCTGTATTTTTCCACGCTCTCGTATTCTTTCTCGCCTACAGTTTGGTTGCGAAAGCTATGGGCATCGTACTTACACAAACCGATCTTATCGTAACGACAGTGTTGTTCATTACACTCAGTCCAGGTCTCCTGTTGACCATCCCCCAGGGTTCAGGCGGGTTATTCCAATCTGGGCAGACGAGTGTCGAGTCAGCGATGATTCACACGGTCGTATACGCAGTCCTATTTGCGCTTTTACGTCGTCAATTTCCTCAATTCTACTAAGTAAGAAGATGAAGTATCTCGTATTGGGGCCAGCATCAATGGCTATATATTCACTAATAGGTAATTTAAAAGCCCGTGAATCACAATTAGCAGAAGTTGAAGAGATTTCCGGTTCTTCAGCGGGATCAATATTAACATTGTTCTTAGCGTTGGGTATGTCTATAGATGAGATTCTAGATATATCACTTAACACAAATATTACCAAATTGGTTAAATTGCGATTAGGGTCATTTTTTACCAAATTCGGATTTGTGTCAATGGTACCTATTCGCAAAAAACTCGTGGAAATATGTGGATGTGATCCAACCTTTAATGAATTGGAAATGAAAATATATATTTCAGCCTTTTGTTTAAATACAAATAAAACTGAATACTTTTCCAGGGATACACATCCAGATATGAAGGTTATAGATGCAGTATGTATGAGTATAGCTGTACCCCTTATATTCGCATGTGGTAAATATGAAGGTAAAACGTATGTAGATGGTGGTACACAGGAACAATACCCAATTACTCCATTTTTAGATAAGAAACCCCATCAAATAACATGTATAAAAATTAGAATGGATCTTATTTATCAGGAAAATATAGATACACCTAAGCAATATGTAGAAACTTTGATCCGTTCATCTCTATCGAATCGGATGCAATCTGATATACCAGTAGACATTATAGATATAAACGTAAAAGATACAAATGTATTCAATTTTAATATGACATATGAAGAAAAAGTTAGATTATATAACATCGGGTTTTCATCTCGATAATTCTTTTTTTGTTAGTTTAATATAAATGACGGAAGTGTGCGATCCAGACGCCGACATAGAAAACCTCAGAAAAACCATTAAGTTGCAAACTGGGGAAGACGTTAAACTCACAAGAAAACAAATGTGCGACGCATATAATAATATACATGGTGGGAAGTTACCTCTACCCCCACTTGTTATGAGCGCCGATCGAACCTATTTAGTCGATCGAGCATCTCCATTAAAACATTTAGAATATGAGCTTCTTTTCGATTCTACCACGAAACGTGTAGATCTCAAAAAAATCGCGCGTAAAGTTGGTCTTACATCTCAAATTGAACAAATGACCAAAAAACAATTAGTTGATGCAATTGGTAAACGCCTAAGGTATTTAAAGGTGCGTGAACCCGTTAAAATTGTATCGAAACGTCTCATCCCGAAGACTGTATCGAAATCGACGAACAACACAGCAGTGAACAACACAGCAGTGAACAACACATCAGTGAACAACACAGCAGTGAACAACACAGCAGTGAACAACAATCGTCGCAATTTCAATAATAATTCCGCTTTTAACAATACCGAAAATAGAGGATCAAACTTTAATAATTTCGGTAATAACAATAACAAGAATGGGAATGGTGGTAACAATAACAATTCTGTGAGACTTTCAGGTAATGTGAATGGTTTAAAATTTAACAAGAACAAAACTAATAATAGTCAGACTTCTTTCAAGTTCCCAAATAAATTGTCATTCAATGGATCATTTGGTTCTTCTAATAAGAAAAATAGCAACCCCGGAACTCAAACCAATGCTGGTACCGGTACCAACAAGATAATAATTCCAACTAAATTTAAGCAGACTTCTACAAGTACAAATACCGGTACCAACTCGGGTCCACCCCCAACTCAGTTTGGGAATGGTTTCAAGGTGAAGCCTACGTTCTTAACTTCTACAAGTACCGGTACCAACTCGGGTCCACCCCCAACTCAGTTTGGGAATGGTTTCAAGGCGAAGCCTGCGTTTATGAATAAGATGGCTAACAAAACTACTAATGGCGGCAATAAACCTGGTATGTTCAATTGGATTTTTAAGAAGAAGGGTGCCGCCGGTGTAGATGCGGGTGCTACCACTGCTAATGGTCCTAAGAAGTGTGGAATGATTAATAGAATGATGGGTAAATGTAAGAATAATGGAACTGCCACCAATAACGGTCCTAAGAATAATGGAACTGCCACCAATAACGGTCCTAAGACGTTGGATCCATTCGCATCCAATAACGGTCCTAAGAATAATGGAACTGCCACCAATAACGGTCCCAAGAATAATGGAACTGCCACCAATAACGGTCCTAAGAATAATGGAACTGCCACCAATAACGGTCCCAAGAATAATGGACCCAGTCGTGATGTCACTGTCGTAGCCAATAAACTTATCACTGAAATTAACAAAGATGTCGTGAAGGAACTGCGAAATAATATAACTAATAATGGGGTCGTTATAAAAAGTGTTACTAACGGTATCGTAAATCAACTAGTGAAACGAGATATGACCAACTCTATTAAGAAACGTGTAAATACAAAAAAAAGTAATAATAAGTCATTAACAAGGAATGTTACTAACGACGTTATGAATGAAATAATAAAGGATATTACAAATGATATTAATAGAAACAACAATGTGAAGACCAATAACGTGAAGACCAACAATGTGAAGACCAATAACGTGAAGACCAATAAAAAGGTTAATGCAAATGCTGATATCCAGTTTGTAGCTAATAAAATTTATAATGAGATGAGTGTGGATGTTACCAATAAAGTTAAAAGTGGAATACGTTTAGGTGGCAGAGCATCAGAGTCTAGAAAACCTGTTTACAATAACAATTCTAACTCTAACAATAACAATAACAAAAACAAGGTGAATCTGGATGCTGATATCAATTTTGTAGCTGATAAAATTTACAATCAGATGCGTGTAGATGTTAATAAAAAAGTTAGAAATGGAATACGTTTAGGTGGCAGAGCATCAGAGTCCAGAAAACCTGTTTACAATAACAATTCTAACTCTAACAATAACAATAACAAAAACAAGAACAAGAACAAGAAGAACCTGGTAATGGTAAATAACCCCATATTTAACTCTAACAATAAAAACAACTTTAAGAATGCGTCAAATAATGCATTTAAGACAAATAACGGTGAAATTTCAGCTGAATCTCTTACCAATTCTACAAAACTAAATAATATTCCCAAAGAAATTGAGCGTCAAGAAAATGATGTACGTGATATAATCAAGAATTTAAACTCGGAAAGGGAAAAACTTAAAAATAAAATTACTAAGGAACTTAATTTGAGGCCTAATAACAATGGTGTATTCAAAGAGAGGGGGGGTATTACCAAAGGTAGAATCGGTATTTGGGCTCGTGAATTAAGAGCTGCTGACACCATAGAAAATTTAAAAAGTATCGAAAACAAATTGAATAAGAAAACTTCACTTCGTAAAAATATCGAAAATAAATACACCAAGATGGGGTTGACCAAAGTTGAGAAGATGAATCACCGAAGAAAAGTTGTAGAGTTCAAGAATAATGTTAATGAGAGACGCAAACTTATAGAAATTCAAGTGAAGAATAAGAAGAACAATAATACAAATGCTAATTCAAATAAAGCCAATAAGAAAGTGAATACTCGCCCGCGTTCTGAACGCCGTGTCGATAACAGGGCTCTATTAAAGAATTTGAAGAAGAAAGTGAAGAAAAATCACCCCGGATTTAGCCCGGCGAAAGTAAATGCGGAAGCTAGGCGATTAAGAGACCTAAGTAGAAAGTAAGAATTAAAAATTTATATCAAAATGAATCACCCCGACGACGACTGTACCGTGATTACCGACATGCCTCTCAGCGACGAGGTTGCCGATTTCATCGAAAAGGGTCTCCATGTGAACATGACAGAAAAGGAGGTGGAGGACTGGTGTGATGACAACCTTGATAACGTTGCGGAGTTATATGAGAAGCATGGACATTCATACATGTCATACAAGGAGGCGGAACTGACGTTATTTTTTGCGAAAACGATATATGGTCACGAGAATATGCGGGAAGTGTTGGATCAATTTGTGGTGTGTCAGTGCTAAAAGTATTGCTGACCGTAATTTGTAATTTAAAGAAATAAACTTCCTTTATATTAATGACAACTTGTAATGTATGTTGTGAAAAACTCAATAAGATAAATCACAAAAAAATTGAATGTCCTTTTTGTGATTTAGTAAGCTGTCGTACATGTTCACAAAAGTATATTCTTTCATCATTCGAAGACCCCCATTGTATGGGATGTAAAACTTTATGGAATCGTGAATTTGTAGATTTATTTTGTACGAAGTATTTTCGAAATACAGAATTAAAAAAACATCGTGAACATATTCTTTTTGAAAGAGAAAAAGCCTTAATGCCACAAAGTCAAAAAGAAGTTGAACGAATACTAAAAATACGAAAACTTAGACGAGAAGCTCGACGATTACGAGTATTATTGATTGAAATATATAAAAATTATCAGATATCTTTTCCAATTACTACTCAAAATTTTCAAGAGTATCCAGAATTAACTACAATACATACAGATCTTGAAAATGTATATATAGATCTCGAAAGAATTAGGAATACTGGTGAAATTATCGACATTGGTCCTACAAAGTTTGTACGTAAATGTCCAAGTGAAGAATGTAAAGGTTTTTTAAATGAAGAATATTTCTGTGGTCTATGTAGTACAACATTCTGTAAACACTGTAATGACCAAGTTGTAGAGGACCATGTATGTGATCCACAAGTTGTAAAGACTATGAAGTTATTAAATAAAGACAGTAAATCGTGTCCCAAATGTGGAACTATGATACATAAGACAAGTGGGTGTTCCCAAATGTGGTGTATAAATTGTCACACAGCATTTGATTGGCGTTCAGGTGAAATTACGACCGGTAGAATTCATAATCCACATTTTATAGAGTTCAAAAGAAAGGGTGGAATATCAAGGGAACATGGTGATATTCCATGTGGTGGTATACCTATGTATAGAGAGTTAAGAGAAACTGGTGCATCAACAGATTTGGTACAGTTAGCATCATACGTGTACTGGGCGGACAGGGAATTTATTTATTTGGACTTAGAACCCATCAATAACCTACAAGTTCGGGTAGGATACATGTTAAATGAAATTAATGAAAATGAATTCAGGATCTATTTACAAAGACATGAAAAATATAAGGATAAGATGATAGATCTATCACATATATATGAAATGTTAGTTCATTCCGGTGGAGATCTTCTTAGACAATTTGTTATTGAACCACAGCGTGAAGTTGAGATAATTGATATGATAAGGGAATTATTCGTATATAGCAACTCAGTTTTTGAAAATATCCGAAAAAGATATAACTCTGTTACACCAAAAAATTTTCATGTGTAAAGAATAGGATGAACGGTATACCGATCGTAATTGTATTAATTACACTTTTCATATACCTATTACCGAAGTATCCAGACCCAAGGGTAATTAATAATTTTTTAAGTGAATCGGAGCGGCGTCATATTATACAAGAAGCTTCGATTAAACTTGAAACATCAATGATTTCACGTGATAAACAAATAAATGAAAGTATTCGTAAAAGTGAAACCGCGTGGCTTAATAAAGAAGATCCCGTTGTCAAAGGTGTCATACAGAGATGCTTGAAATATACAGATAGACCATTTGAAAATTGTGAAAAACTTCAAGTTGTTCGATACAAACCAGGTGGTCATTATAAACCTCATCAAGATGCGTTTAACGATGATAAAAATATGAGAATTCACACTTTCATATTAGCACTTAACGATGGATATAGTGGTGGTGAGACTATATTTCCCACTTTAAATAAATCGTATAAACTCGAGGCTGGTGACGCATTATTTTTTGACACATTGAATAATTACGACTTTATCACATCTAAAGCTTTACACGGTGGTAATACTGTAAATCACGGTAATAAATGGATATGTAATTTATGGGTGAGAAAATATAGATATGTTAAATAAGTTTCATTTTTAGTCGTTTCCTATCCTTTCGTTTCTTTTTCTTCTTTTTCTTCTTTTTCATATTAATTGTAAATGTAATGTGAATATGTATCATATATGAGTTTATCTATCAAAACTTTAATATCCTAAATAAATATATGGAACTTCCAACGTATACATATGACCTAATGACCCCAGAAGAAAAATGTATTGTATCAAAAGATTTTACACATCCAATTGTGATACGTGGATTTTATAAACCTAATGCTATAAAAGTCGGTTTTGAAGGGGTTACAGAGATGTTTGGTAAAACTGAATTACCTGTAGAAGTTTACACTACACAAGATACGTCTACGACGGGAGCGGAGTCTGATGAGATGACTATTCCTAGGTTAATTAAACATTGGACCAAAAAAAAACCACCTTCTATATATTGTGCAGAAGTTGACCTTCTAGACCGTGATATACTAAGAACTAATAAAAATAAGCACCTTTTATATAGAACATTACAAAATCCTAATTTGGATTCAAGAAAAGTAATGACATTACTATTATATTTGGGAAATAATCATGCGAGTGGTTTACATTTACATGTTAATTCCGATTTTATATTGAATCAATTATACGGGAGTAAAACTGTATACATATTCGATAATTATGAAAATAGTAATATTCATAAGAATAGTTTTTTTCAAATGGATAAATCTAATTTTGCTAAAGAGGACTTTTTTAAGATGGACCATAGCAAAATGAAAATATATAAGGTAACACTTCAACAAGGTGATAGTCTATTGATTCCACCTTGGTGTTGGCACGCCACACAGGGACATGGTATTAATACATCGATCACACAAACTTTCGATCGAAAAAGTATTTCATATCTTTTAAAAAATCCCAATCTTGTATTGGATTATTTTATAGAAGATTATACGACTATCTTTCCATATTTATTTATGATCGTTTTGTGTATATACATGAGACGTCGAGCACGGCGTTAAACTTCACCACGTTCAATGAGTTTCTTACGGTTCTCTAGATGAAGTCCTTCGACTAGGGATTTGTTTTGTGCACCATAGGGAACAGCATACGCCTGGTCAACCAACCACTTATTGACATTGGTCCATACTCCATCTTCCGAAACCCAAATCTCCCCGAGTACACGACCAAACTTACCCCTAGAATCCGCTTCAGGGCATCTGAGTTCGATTTCAATATCATCCTTCTCAGACGCAACAGCCTTTAGACACCATTCCTTGAGTTTCTTCTTCGAGAGGAGGCCAAAGACCTTTTCCTCCTTATCCGAAGTACGAGACTCCGGGGTGTCAATACCTAGAAGACGAACACGCTGTTTGGTACATACATCGAAGCCGAGATCAATATTCACGTCAATAGTATCACCATCGACTACCTTCGCAAGGGAGGAAACACGGTAAATAAACGTACAGGGTTCGACACTGTAGGTGGACATCTTATATATAGAATTATACTTAAAACTTTAATACACTCGTAAAGTAGATGAGATGTGTAGCAACCTTTTCCGAAAACAGTCTTTACAAGATAAAACTGGCAAAGACTCGTAGAAATGTTCTTGAAGCTATGTATCAACGACCAAGTATCGCAGAGGTACACCCAATTAAGGAAAATTTGAGACTTCGTTTACGTTTCATAGAAGCGATAAAAGAAGCACAAGAAATGTGTGAAATTGATAAGGACTCGTCAGAGTGTCACTGGGCTTGGTATGAAGTTGATGAATTAGAGGATTCTATACTACGTCTATATCCCTATAGATGGTGATATTTGGTGGGTCGTCATCGTACCCATAATACTGAATCGATATTCCAAATAGATCTATCATTTCTGGGTTAACTTCTTCATTCATATATCTTTTCCAGTTTTGTAAAGTTGTATGAAAATATTCTACACCATCCTCCGAAAATACACATATACGTAGGAATGGTCTACTACGTAGCTTTCTCATATATTCATTAACAGCTTCGGGTAGGGGTGATGTCCTATTATAGACCGATTTTAAGACGTCAACAATGTAGTATCCATGTGAATCACAAATTACATTGACCTGCATTTTGGGAAATCCTTTGATATACGCTTCAAAATCTGCATTACTGGGGAGGGTGGTATATATTGGTGTATTTTCATGTATACATCCATCAGTATACCCAATCCCTGGATGTGTATGATATGATATTTTAGAATACCACACTCGTTCAATTTCACGAGTATCGACTCGATTTCGTTTTTTTGATGTAACCCGTGTTGGTGTACTAAATTTGAAATTATCATATTCGATACCACCCGCGTATTCCCATTGCTTGACAGAGGATACTTTACTTATCTCTTTCAATTTGTGGACTACTTCATGAGACAATTTCATTCGTTGTCTTCTTAATAACATATTTGGGCGCACGACTCGGAATCTCATATGCACTATAGTAATCTAAGAACTTATTTCGTCTTGTTTTTAACTATAATCACTTAGTTTTATTCTTGGACACAACCAAACTTTTAATTTCGGGAGGGAAATTTAAGAAGTATTTTCTTCTAGTAGTAGAATCCTGTGCCGCAAAACGAGTTATTCCATTGATATTTTCTCCAGCTATGAGGGCGCGAATGTAATCCATGAAAGTAACGTAGAAGGTTGTGCAGACACCCCTATTATTGTCCGCTTGTAAATTGGGACCATTGTAGTATCTAACCGCAAAGTTTGAACCCCATAAATCCTTAATGATTGGTACTACCTTTTGACGTATAGTTGTACCCCAAATAGAACTTCTAGAGTCCAGACCATGGGGGTCAAATACCCACATTCTAAATTCATTCGTGTGAACACCGGGATCAACTAAGACACTAATGGCATGTGCACTGTCTACACCCCTTATACCAACCATGAAAAAGTGAACTTGCTTACTCACGGAAATTCTAGAAGATGTATTTACCGCACCACGACGATTTAATATCTTAGATATGTTCTTCAATATACCATGTTGATTAGTGACTATAGTGTAGTCTAGGAAGGCTGACACTATATTAGCGTTGTCAAATCTTTCTTGCGCTCTTTGCATATATCGTGGAATACCCGCGTATCCACACCCCATGCCCCCACCACCAATATTTATATTGGGTAGATTCACCTGTCTCTTCCTGTATCCCTTAGCTTGATTATTGTTACTGTTACTGTTACTATTGGCACTTTTACGCTTCTTCTTGCGGATAGGTGCCGCATTAGCCATGACGACATTTCCATTGTTATTTTTGTTCGTCAAATTGAGTTTATTTATCCGGTTTGTAATGTTGTTAAGATTTCTGTTAAGATTGATTGCTGCAATATTTTTCAGTAACTGATTAGCTTCGTTCGCCAATCTCTTAGTCTTTTCTTCCTTGTACTTTGGGATCTTGGACTTGTTGAGTTCTTTCCAAGCCTTTTGAATTTTCTTGACAGCTGTCTGGTGACGCTCAGACGTAATAGGTGCTGCTTTCAACTTCTTCAGTGCTCGCTCCAATTTGAAGCGTCCAGTATTCAACGCAGCCTCCTTTGATACCTTGTTTAGCCTGGCTTTCATTTTATCCAACTCGTTGTTGCTCGGAGACATCTTAACATATATAGAGAAAATAATACACTTTTTGTATATGATAAACACAACATACATAGAGGAAATGATGAAGGAGGTATATTCTGAACTGGGTCCGGGTTACAGTGAAAGAGTATACCACAATGCTGCCGAAGTGTATCTAAGGGAAAAAAGAGTTCCATATGAATCTGAGAGACATATATTGGTGAGGTTTAGGGGTCATGTAGTTGGACAGTTGAGAGCCGATATTATCATAGATGACACTACAATAGTAGAATTAAAATCTATTAAGGCTCTGACTGATGGGATGGAGTTACAGGCTCAAAAATATCTTGACTTGACAGGACTGAGGACGGCGTATCTGGTGAACTTCCCTCCTCAACATGGTCGGGAGGTTGAGGTTCGAAAGATTGAAGTAAAGTCATCAGAGGGAGAACTTTCCAAAGCGTTTGATAAAATGTACGAGCATCATCATAATGTGTCTGTGGATTTAACACCGCTCCTTCCAAGAGTTCATGCACCAGTTTTAGATGATGTTTAGCTTGATCTACACAATGCTGAACCGCTGGATCTTCATAGGTCCGATCTAAGTAAGAAAGTATCGGTGAACGTGCATTTTCAAATTCATAAAGTGCGAAAAGGAGTTGTTCGTCGTCGGATGTCATTGTTTATGTTTATAATTTATCCTTTAATCCGGCACTTAAGGGCAAAAAAGATTATCCATGCCATGAGTACATCGACACTATAATGTGCTCTCGTAGAAATCGTGACAAGTGAAGAAAAAATTGGATATATAGGAAATAATCCATTATTCAAAAAGTGGGAAGTGACAAGATTAAAAGTTGTATGACCAGAAAACATATAATCATTACAGTTAGATAAAGGACTACCTTTTCTGCATGGATTACTTTTGGCGCGGGGAAATTGTGTTACCATATTGGAAATAGCCCTCATGAAATACATCATGGTCAAGAATTTGATATATGATTTTTTATCAATCGTATTCCAATTCATTATAAGGAAAATAAGGGGTATGAATAATGTGACATCATGTAAATATTCGTGATTAGTCAAGTCTGGTAGAATATCAAATCCAATGTCTTTGATTTTCCCCCCGAATCCTTCACCACGTGTTCGTGATACAAATCGCCCAATGAGAGTGTTCATTAAGAGTGCTAGTCCGAGAAGTAGCCACATTAATATAAATCAACATTTTTGTTTTACCCAATCTCTATCGACTTTATATATTTTAGAAAGTTTGGGATCTCTATTCTTAAATAATATCATCAAAGCATTGAGACGACGAAAAAGACTCATGGGTGATTGACCTGAACGAATAATACGCATGAGTGCCCGATGTCTAGCAAGTTTCGTTTTATCTTTTAAATCTACGTACCCATGACGACTGAGATTTCCATTTGTACTTATCATGAATATGACCGCCATTTAATATAAACAAGTATTTTTATACCGTTGGTATAAATTCCCATTTAAGATCTTTACAGATCTTTTTCCAAATTACATCTTGTTGATACAATTTCTCTTTAGATTTAAGTAATGGAAAATATTGTAGATAAGCATCTTCACCTAAAAGTTCACAGAATTTGTATAGTACATATGAATAACTTAAAAAGTTTTTCCTTTCTGTTGGACAATTGTCATCGAATGGTCGCTGTATATCTTTGAACATGATTCTTAGACACTCTTCTAATTCAGCTGGCATATTTGGTGGTTTAATGCCGTTTAATATATTTGTAATATACGGTACATGCTCATAATATTTATTCAATCTCAATTTTTTTAAAAGACCTCTAATTTTCGCATGTGTTATATCTTCTAAATTTTTGATTTTCATCTTCTTGAGTTCTGAACGAAGTTGTTCCATTACTTCAACCGGTATTGTAGTTGTTTCTTGTGCCTGAAATTGTGATAACCATTCATTAAAATGATTTTCTCGTTTATATGAATAATTTACAATTTTCTCAGATGTTTCTTGTTCTTCTCGATACGTAAGTTCTTCGTTTATATGGGCGGCTACAATTACACCACATCCATCACATATTAGATCACTCGCAGTTTGATCAAGTATTATATTACTATATTCACAAGTTTTACAAGTTTCAATAACTCGTTCGATTGGTCTTGCTATATTCTTTTTCTCTACTTCAACTAAGTAATCTGTAAATATATCTTTTCTAGCAAGACCAACTGTTTCTATAACATTAAAAACATTATCTGTATGTGTTGTATCATTAGTCTCAGATAAATGTCGTTCAATGAATGGCATACATTTTATCATATAATCTGACATTTGAGATTCATATTTCCTTTTATTTATAGGATCACTCTGTATAAGCTTAGACCATTCATCTATTCGGTTATTATATCTACTTAAAAAATTGCCTTCCATTCTTTATATAAAGATGCTCTTCAAACTTTTAAGTAGTCTTCATTATTATTATAAGAAATTTACGACACCTCCAGACTATTATATCATATCAGAAGAAATTGAATATAAAATTAATTATAATATGAAATATCTTGTAGAAGATGAATTTTGGAGACGAGAAAGTAAAGACTGGGATGGTATATTAGAATACTATTATAGTAATGTTACGAATGGTAATTTCAGGCACACTTCTATACCCCAAAATGTTGAGAACATTATTTTACGAATCAAATATTATTTTAATGGTCGGGAATATACAGTTGTTTCTAATGACATAAACTTCAAACCGGTTGCGAGTGAGAATAAAACAATGAGGTTTAATATCCCAGTGAGTAGTGCATGGATAGTGGATCACGATGATAAACCACTACAAAACATTACTGACAGGGTGAAACGATACAGTGGTCCAGGAAATGATTTTCATGGACAAAAGGTACCAATAGAAGATTTTTTATATTATGATCAAGAGTGTTTAAAAGAAAGATTCCCAAAAATTTTATTAATTAACGGTATTGGACTAAAAAAGATTGTGTCAACTGTTACTGGATTTACTACGGATCTTCAGATACCTTAGTTGCCAAGTAAAACTTAAGTTCACCTAAATTAGCTACATTATATTTAAGAATTAAAAATCTATTTCCCGTTTCTTGTATAATTTGCACAGACGCACACATACTCGTCGCCTTTGTAAAGATATTTAAATATTTCAAACTATATAAACCTGTGATACTTGGACTTTTTTCTGGACACTCAATAGATGTTTCTTGATTTGCGAAGTCTCCCTTACATGATAGATGGAGGAGAGTGTCTTCTCGTTTAATTTCAATTTCGGATCCAAGGTTTGACATATCACGACAGAGTCTTTGGAAATCTGCTGAAGGTAACGTGGTAATTGTTGACATCATTACATTAGGCACTTCAATTCGATTTTCATTAATATCAAGAAGTTTCAGTTGAAATTTAGTACTGGTTTTTTTCGCTTCACTCGTAATTTCGATATCCATATATTCCTTTGAATTGATTTCAAGTTTGATGACATCATTATTTGTGATTGTCTTTAAAAGTTTGAATGTATTTGAAATATTTATACCGGCTATAATCTCTTCCTGATCACAATGATACTCTTCAAAATTGTCTGCTGCTAGATGCATATCAATAAGGGATGTACGAGCTGTGTCCAATGTTACTACATACATACCCTGTGGTCTAAAATATATATTCACGTCATTAAGGATATCCTTAAGAACTTCGAATGTAGACTTAAATGCAGAGGCTTGTATAGAAACAAGTTTCATGGCTACTAAAACCACGGATTACATCTTTAAATCTGTATACGCTTCACCCTTCGATACATCGCGACTAATTTTCTCTTCAAGTTCTTTTGTCATTGCTGGCTGAAGAGACTGACCATAATTATCTAAATAAAACATATTTGAATCTCTAGCACTTCCTTCTAAGGAAGTCATTGAACATACATCACCACCAAACCCAGCGTGATCAATATCCTTTTTAGGTAACAGTGATTCAAGCCAGTTTTTTATTTCATTTCCAACTAGGATCTTACCATTTTTAGTGAGCATGGTTGGTACCCGTTTAAGCTGGGTCTTATACCGATTAGGTATACCCTGTGTATTTACATTGTGGTAATGTACTATCTGTTTCAATTGTGAATGATCATTAATATATTGGACAAGATCCATAGAGTGTTTACATCTTGGGCTGTATATCAAGAGCGACATCTACTATCTATAGGGTATTTTGTAAAAAAAAATTAACGCATTATAGTAAAGATGCATTTACTTAAAATTGTCATCGCAATTTTGGTTGTACTGGTTATCCTTTGTATGGTGAAACGTGAAAATTTCACGGAAACGTTCGGCTTCTCAGGATACAAGAAGTCCGTAAATTATCTGAAACTAAATGATCCCAGACCAGATTTATCTGGATTTTCTCTAGTAGAAGGAAATGTCGATAGCGACATGATGGAAAAATTCGTAATTGGAACGAATAAGGAATTGTATAAACGACTTAAGTTTTCTACATACATCATTGAAACCCAATCTATCAAAGTATACAAGAGTTCCCAGAGCAGTCTCTATGAGTGTACGTTTACTGTTGTTCGTAACGGTGGGTTCGCATTTGGGTTTGTTGTCGCGGCAACATTCGAGGTTATAGGTGATAAAACTAAAATTATATCTCTTCGCTCACAACCACTCAACAATCAATCGAATAGTGATATTAAGGTATACACAAAAGGGTCAGCAGGTAAAGAATTTATTGATTACAAACTCGTTAAGGAAGGTGCGGTCCCAAATATCAGTGAGTTAGATTCGATAAAAAATAAGTTGGGCTAATTGTAATGATCAACATCAATGATATTTTAGAAATTGATGAGAAAAAGAAAAGAATCAAAAAGGAGATTTATACTAAGATATATGATCAATTTTCATCTAAAATTAAACAATGTGTAGAACTTGGTCACAAACAAGTGTTTTTAACAGTACCTGTGATATTAATAGGATACCCGGTATTTGATAGAAACGCGGCTGCGCGCTACCTCACACGTCAATTTGAGCTTAGTGGTTTTATTGTACAACTTGTTGCTGATCACGATATTTATGTGTCATGGAATATTTCCAAGAAGAAACGACAACGTGAAATTGAAAATGAAGATATAGAATTCCCTAATCTAATGAACTTGAAGAAGATGGCTAACAAATACAGGGGGAATGGTGCGTAGTAAATATTAAATTTAAAAACCTACTTAATCATAAATGGATAATTTAAGCATTTTGACAGAAGCGAAACGCGAATACATGGGGCAATTATGTCTCATAATGTGTCCACCTATGATTGACGTTTTTAACGATATATATGACGAGGCAAATAAATTGTCTAACGGACGGAAGGTTCTTGTAATGTTTCAAAAGCTCCTCAAGGAAGTCCCAAATTGGTCTAATGCCATGTCTAAACAACACGCGGATAGTATTGCTAATACATGCGCTTGGTTTAGTGATCTCTTAGCTGCTGTATTCGTCGCATGTACAAAGATTCTTTCCGCGGTTCGTCTCAAGGCGGATAACAAAAAGATTTCTTTAAAATTGCCAACCAATGAAGTTTTTATTCAGACTTGCTACAATAACATCGCGAAAGATCTTTATAGAGATCCATACGTATTCCATGAAGATCAAAGTATTTATCACCGCGACGTAAAGCTGACAACCCGTTTCTGTACAGCTATTGAGAATTCTATAAAAGAATTGATCCCTATTCAACAGATCTTACAAACGTACATGTCCCAAGATTCGAGAGATATAGATTTAGATGGTGACGTTGAAGATAGTGAAGACCCAGACATCTTCGAAGGGGGGGATGAACCCATACCTGAACCCATCCCCGAACTTGAACCCGAGCCGATGATGTCACCAGAAGAACAACAGGGAGAGATGCCCACAATGGAATCGAATGAGTTTAAAACTGTACCAGGGGTTCAGAGTCCCGACATGGGTGAGGAACCATTACCTGAGTCTGGAATAGAACAAGAACATCAGCAGGAGGATGATGTTCTTTTTGGTGATGCACCAGACTACCACACAAAAAAAGTTGGTTATAATTAAATGGAACTCTCCGAGTATTTACGTGACCCAGTTTACGCTGGCCTTATTGCTGGTATGATAACTGCTGGGTACATTCATGCTAAAGCATATTTAAACAATGAAGGTAAATTAGAAATTAATCAGTATACTAAACCAGCTGTACTTGTCGCAATTCTTGTGTATTTTATTGTGGTTAATGGTATTGGTCAAAAAGAGATTATTTCTGACGATCCTTTCTAACTTAAAGATTACACCGTACTATTAAGAAAATGGCGTCCGTTACTGCGTTTAACGATATGATGGGTCAATTTCTTGTGGAATTGCACAAGACTTTTCCAGAGGAAAAAAGTATCAAGAAGATGTTGACATCGTTCGACCTCATTAAAACGACAAGCCCCCGACTTCTGGTTGATAGTTTCATGAAGAGTGTATCCCCTTACGCTGAAAGCATTTCATCTAAAGATGAAATATTTATTCTCGTACACTCGAGTGATATTGAATTTCTCGCGGAACTCAATATTGTTAATCTTTGGAAGCGTATGGGTCAAGGTACAAAGGATGCAATTTGGCAGTACCTCCAGACATTATACATTCTAGGAACCACCATCCAATCTGTACCCGAGGATACTCTCACCGCCATTGAGGCTATGGCCAAGGATGTGGCTGATAAGATGGCTGCAGGTGGTGATGACATTAACCAGGATGCACTTATGAAAATGATGGGAAGTATGACTGGAATGCTTGGCAACCTCCCCCAAAAATAAACCTCATCTATATTAAATGAAAGTTTGGTTCGAAGATCCTAAACAACTCGTCAAAAATAAAAATTTTTTAGACTTCTGGCCGACAAGTAAACAGACACCAGAAGAGAGAATTAATGCGGCATCTCGATTTATCATTTATGCCTCATGTATTTTGTTCTTGATTCGTCGCGATCCTCGGATGCTTGTTCTCGGTGCAACGATGTTATCGGTTATATATGTTATGTATAAAGCAAAACTTATTAAGGAACCGTATGAACATACAGAAAAATATGAAGTTTGTCAAAAACCCACAAAAGAAAATCCACTTGGAAACGTGTTAATGACAGATTATACAGACGCACCCAATCGTCTCGAAGCATGTTATTACGCAACTGCTCAACCAATGATCCAAAAGTATAGCAGTGATCAACTCACATTTGATATGGGTAGATCAAGGTCAACCCTCCCCGTACACAAAAAGAATGCTTTTGAACGCCAATTTGTCAGTACTGCGGTATCCAAAATTCCAGGCGATCAGACGAAATTTGCCGAATGGTTATATGGTGCTAAAAATGCTCCAATGTGTAAAAGTGATGGTATTCAATGTAACCCAAATGCGCGAGGTGTTCAGCTCGAAGCATTCGCGGGAATTGGAAATGATGGAGATGTTAGAGGACTCAGAGGTGGGGGTAGAGTAAGAGGCGGTGGAGGAACGTATAGTTAGATTAATATTCTCATGTAATAATAAATGGCATACCAACTTCAACCTGGTCTATTCATTGTTGATAATAAAGGCGCTCTCCCCCCCGTCCGAGCTACTGATGAAGTTTTTGTTTACCCTCAGCCCAGCCACTTAAATAATGGGTCACGTCCTAATACAATGTTGTATGGTACGGCACCCTATATGGCCGGAAAAGGTTCACCAGCTGAATTCATTGAGACGAGTGACCAACTTAGACCCCAATCAACTTCCCGTTTCAATAAAACGATTGTCCAGACGCATGAACGTAATCTATTTCCCTTAAACAATGTGGAATGTAAAGTTCCCCTGCGTACCATTAAATATGAACCCGCTAGTACCCGTGCCGATGTCCAAAATGGACTGTTTCAGAAAAGGTATGTTAATAAAAATGTCAGTAAGAAATAAGAATGGCTGATCCTATTTCACTGTTAGCTGTGGCAGGTCTAGTATATGCCGGAAGGACATTTTCTAAAACTGAAAAATATAAACCAGAAAAGCAAAACGTTATACCGGGTGGTGGGGTTGATGCAATTTCATCTAATTCAAACAGTGTTGACAATGTAGATCGGGGCTTTGGGAGCAATGGTGGATCATTTCCAAGTAAAGTGGAAAATGAAAGTTTCGCTGATATAACTCGACAACAACGGAGTAGTGGACAGGAGGTTCTCAATATGCGCAACCGTATGTTTGATCATGGGCGCATGAACAATCTTTCCCCAGTAGAGAAGCAACTTGTTGGTCCAGGTTTGGGGGTAAATGCTAGTGTACCAGCCGCTGGTGGGTATCAACAAATGTTTAGGGTCAACCCAGTCAATGTCGGCGAATATAGACTTACCACTTTACCAGGACGTTCTGGTCCCGCCGCCGACCAATCTGGTGGTCGATCAGCTAAGGTTGGTCAACTTGCTCACAATAAACCTGAGACAACAACTTTCCTCCCATCTCGATTGCCCACTATGGCTGGCCGAGCTCAGGGGATGACCGGTGTTGTAGCTAGAAATGAACATGAACGAACCAAGAGAACTACAAATCGTTCAGAGACTGGTTTACGCAATGATGGTCTGGGATTTAATGGTGCGAAACGCATGGTATCAGGTCAAACATTGTCACAAGATCCCACACGATTCAAGGCGGATCGCAATGATGAACAATATCAATACAACAATCAACCCGCTCCAGGTATTCACAGTTTCCATGGTGCTTACACCACGAATGTGTCGAATAAGGTTACAAGTAAAACGAATGAAGAGCTTATGAAATATGGTTTCCGCCCAGAAGATCGTCGTGGTAAACCTAACCGCATCGGTAACGCTGGTCGTATGAATGTTCGTGAAAGTGCCCTGAAGCAGGGTGGTGCTCTTACATCAGTACGGAGTGATACCACTCGCATAGATGGACGTGTCAATGGTGCGAATGGTGGATGGACACAACAATATCAGAACAAACCATTCCATCAATTTAATTCATACAAGGGTATTGAGAATCCAAACACAAAGCGTCTCGATATTGCGGCGAAACAATTAGAAAATAACCCACTTTCACACTCACTTTATCGTTAATCAATTGTATATATTGTTGAAAACATTCATTAAAATAGTATCCCCTTATTTTAATGAAGGTACATAACCTCACGATCGATAGTAATCAGCGTGATTCGAGTGTATATCCCAATTCTAATAACTACGTCATTACGTTAGAAAATCCTATATATGACGTCGGGGAGATACGACTTATATCTGCACGTATTCCTACACCTCAATCACCTTCACCAAATTCTTTAATTTTGAGATTATCTTCGGGTTCCGATGAACTTAATCAATCTGTGTATGTGGGAAAACCGACGGGTAGCTCCCAGAAGGGAACACCACATTATACTGGTCATATCCTTCTTAATGGTGCAACAAGTATAACATTTAACGGTTCCGATGATCCCCTCGTACACCGATTTCACTCAGGGCCACAAAAGATGATAAAAGATCTTGGAATTGAATTTTTGTACATGGATAACGGTGTTCTCACGGGATATGAATTTGGAAACAATGATCATGTATTAAAATTCGAGATAAAATGTTCAACTGACAAATTAGAAGGTTTAACAAAAGTTCCAATAGATACAGTTACTAAAAAGGAAAGCACGAAGAAAATAAAGAATTCAATCAAAAAAGAGATTCTTTATAACCAAGAGGTGTATATTTATATTGGTATCATTCTGTTTATAGGTATGATGCTTATCTTCCTAATGAAAGGAAAACCGATTAGCGAGAAATAGCGTAGACTGGTTGAGCAGGCTTGGATACGCGACTAGAGACGGTAGAGATCATCATGTATACCGCAATGGACAACAGTGTAGTGAGCACGGCAGTAAGACCGTACTGCGCACCACCGTTCTTGGGTACCTTAATGACCTGGTTAATAATGAACCTAACAACATCCATCCAAGACATGGCGGCCGCGAAGGAGAAACCGGCGACAATCGCGTTCAAAGATTGAGTCTCGAGCTCCTGAGTAACAAGGGTGACAGTTTGCATAGCCGCCTTCATCGTGAGTAATATACTATAGGTTAGGAAAATTATTCACTCCGGTAATAGATTTTCCTTCTTAATCTTTTTGTACCCTGTTTTTTTACCATTTTTACAATTTGTAAAGAGATTATCATCTCCTGATATCCCCTCACTTGAGCTACTATCCGAATCATCGTCACTATATACATGTAGTTTTACACCCGAATCATCAAAATTCCACCCATCAGGTTCCCATGTAGTCATTACTATTAATAGCATTTTTTAACATGATTTCTGACGGATTTTGTGGAACCCACTCATCCCAATGATCATATGCGTCATTCACCTGGATAAATGTTTCATCTGTTCCCGAATAACGAACAAATGGTGGGCATTCCTCAATTGAGACAATTTCCATTTCTTCATCGGAATCTTCTTCATCGTCATAGATTTCGGGGAACATGGGTC